GCAGAAATTTTCGAACGGGATGGCACTATCTGTGACCCTCGTTCAATGGTACCAGATGTTAGATGTTCTATTAAGACCCACTCTAAAGATGAGAGCCACCCATGCTATAAGCGGGTACGCATTATAAATTCGCGTACAGATTGGTTCAAGGTTAGAGTTGGGCCAATATTTAAATTAATAGAGAAGGAACTATTGAAACTGCCATGGTTCATAAAATATGTACCAGCTGATGAGAGAATGAAAGTAATATTAAGAGATGTTCATCAGGAGGGTGCAAAAGTAATAGGTACGGATTACACTAGTTTTGAAAGCAGCTTCACAAGGAAAATTATGAAAATATGCGAACTACAATTATATAAGTATATGTCAAAAAATTTACCAGACCGTGACTGGTATATGATAGTCCGACATGCGCTGTTGGGCACAAATATTTGCAGAAACAAATATTTTTCAATGAAAGTACCAGCAAAAAGAATGTCTGGAGAGATGTGTACATCATTAGGTAATAGTTTTACGAATTTGATGATAATGTTGTACAAATCGGAGCAATTAGGATTGAAATCAGTCAAGGGCAAAATAGAAGGCGATGATGGGGTATTTAGTTTTTATGGCCCTACCCCCACTACCAAAGACTTTGAAACATTGGGTTTTAGTATAAAAATAGTAGAATACGAATCAGTGACTTTAGGTTCGTTCTGTGGAGTTGTAGCTGACCCCATGGAGTTGATAAATATAACAAACCCAATAGAAGTATTAACATCAATAGGATGGACGACCGCGCAATATAAATATGCATCAATAAAGAAATTAAAAAAATTACTTAAAGCGAAAGCTTTTTCATATTTGTATCAATATACCAGTTGTCCAATAATAGATGCAATGAGTAGAACAATACTACGATTAACTAATGATGTAAAATTTATGTTAAATTCCAACATGTCAACATGGGAAAAGGAAAGATTTGACATGTTATGGAAGAAGTATAAAGGTAGAATGCCGGATAATGTATGTGGACCGAATACAAG